ATCTTCCCGAATGGTAGCAAAATAAAATCGCTCACAAGTCACCCAGATGTGCTTCGTTCGAATGCTTCATCATTAAACATTATCGACGAAGCAGCTTTTATTCAGGGGATGGACGTGCTGTGGGCGGGTGGCTGGCCTTGTGTCAGAGGTGACACGCTAATACAGACATCAGGTGGATTGCAGGAAATAGCGAATCTAGCCTCTGGTGGTAATCCTTGGAAAGACCATAGCATAGAAGTAGCAACAGATATAGGATACCAAATAAGCGATAAAGCATACATATCGGGGAAGACTCCGACAGTAAAGTTAACTTCTTACCTTGGTTTAGAAATAGAAGGAACCGGGCACCATAGAGTCAGAATAATCGATGAATCAGGTGACTATGTTTGGCAGCAATTAGACACTATAAAATGCGGTGATCTCATTGCCCACATGCCTGGCACATTTCAGGGGCGACGTCAATTGCTTGATGATGGACGTGAACTATGCGAAGACTTTGCCGAGATTCTTGGTCTATATGTCGGCGACGGTTTCGTCAGTAGCTCCCCACATCGGCTGAAAATCGTCTTTGATCCACAGGATGTTGCTACAAGAGATTATACTGTCGCAAAGTTCAACGCATTGAAGTTTGATATTCAGACAGCTGCTTATGCCGAAACTGAATATGATACTCAGAACTTCAGATTGAATTCCAAACCCTTTGTAGAATATATGCTTAGAAACGGGTTGAAGTCTAAGACCCGTGCGCAAGACGCACAGATTCCAGCAATTATCCTCAGAAGTGATAAGTCAGTGCTGTGCGCCTTCTTGCGCGGGCTGTTTGATTCTGATGGTTGGTGCTACCAATCATCTACAGCGATGAAGCTTGGTTTTAGTACCACAAGTACAAAATTGGCCATACAAGTCCAGACAGCTCTGCACGCATTGGATATTTTATCGCGCCGCATAATGGTTGAGACTGACCACACTCCAGACAGAAATGACCTGAGATACAGCGACCAGCCATATTGGCGAGTAGATGTCTGGGACGCAAAGAGCAAGATACGATTCAGAGAATTAATCGGCTTTATTACCAAACGCAAGCAGGCATGCCTAGACGCGTTTAAGCAAGACGCTTCTGCCTCGGAAATTCAGCACAGTGCTTTAGTCTCAGAATTCGCTTCTGAAGTGTTACGACAAATGATGTCTAATGACACATTCAGAAATTGCACAGATAATAGAAAATGGAATCTATATCGTATTAGAAGGATTGGTCAGATCAAATTTGACACCGCCAAAGAATTGATACGAGAATTCAGACTGAAATCGCGCTTGGCGCAATATATTACTCAAGGCTTACACTTCGATACTATAGAGCATATAGAGAATGGCGAAACTGAAACATTCGACTTATCGGTTCCAGCCAACAATACGTATCTGGCGAATGGGATAGTATCGCATAACACGTTACAGCACGGCGGTAACGTCATCGTAATCTCGACTTGTGTGGTTCCCACCACGTACGTCTTTAGCCGTAACGGAATGGCTCAGATAGGTGATTTTGATAACGGACACAGTGGTTTTAGTGCTTATGACGGCCCGGATATACTGTCTCAAACTGGGCTTAGCCAGCCCACAAAATACTACAAACGGGATGCTGAGGCCACCAAGAAGCTAATCACCAAAATGGGATATGAGCTGGAGAGCACTCACAAGCACAGATTATGGATATGTAGAGATCGTGAGCCTGCCGGTTGGGCTTTTGCCGATGAAGTCCGGCCTGGTGATTACGTACCGATAATCCGAGGTCGGAATGTTTTTGGCGACGACGACTTACTTGGATTTGTAGACGGCCCTGATCAGCGCCATCCTAGTAGTCTGAAAATTGACTATATAGATGAAGAATTAGCTTATATGCTAGGCGTCATACTGGCAGAGGGCTATGTTGCTGATACTTATGTAACCGTCACGAGCGGCGACAGCCAAATTCATGATAAATTCAAAAACAATGCCTTAGGGTTGAACTGGGCCACAGAGGATCGAGACACACACATCCGCTGCTGCAGTACCAGATTCGTGAGATTCCTGAAATGGTTTGGTTTTTCAAAAACAACCGCCTCGTACAAAGTGTTGCCGAGGCGACTTTGGTCTTGCTCGCGTCGCATAATTTCAGCTTTTCTGCGTGGTTTGTATGATGGTGACGGACATAGCCGGACCAGAGACGGCGAGATCGGTTACACTTCTACTTCTAGGGAGTTAATACGACAACTACGAGTGATGTTGTGCAACTACGGTATCATCTGCCGAGAAGAATATCATCGGCCATATACCAAAGAATTTAAATTAAACGGGCGCGAATATGTGTCTGACTGCCGTGAGAGCTGGCAACTAATCATCCGCTCTGGTGAAGCAGATAAATTTTATGAGATTATTGGATTTGGTCTTGGCAGAAAGAATGTAAACCAAGAAAAGACACGAGTTTCACGAGAGTTCGTGCCAAACGTCAGGTATTGGCTTGGTGAATTAAGAAAGGTTAGTGATTTATCGATTGGCGAATTGACTCGGCGTGGTGTTAACGCTGCTTCATTGTTATTTAAGACACGCAAGCGTGACTTGACTAAGCGAACGGTGGTTGAAAAGCTGGTCGAAAAGCTCAAAGACTACCAAGATTATGAACCTTATAAAATGTTAAAGTCGCTCATCGACCCATCAATTTATTGGGATATAATCGAGACCGTCGAAGATGGTTGGGGTGAGACTGTTGATTTCAGCATCCCGGACGACCCGACATTCTGGTCGAATGGACTGATGTCACACAATACTAACGGAGTTGGCAACTGGTACTGGAGCACATGCACCGATGCTGAGTCGGGCTTGAATGGCTTTAACCCGGTCATGGTCAATTGGTGGGATATGGATTGGGCAATCGAGTACCAGGATCCACTCAGCAAGATGCCGAAAAGAATCGCGCCTTGTGATAATATCAGAAAAAGCGTGACGGCAGATGAAGTCTCAAAGTACGGACGATATTGGTCGCCGTGGCTCGAAGAGCAGTACAGAGGTCTCCAAGAACAGGGTGAGGGCTGGAAATTCAAGCAGGAGGTGCTAGCATCATTCATCGGCTCTGGTAATACGGTATTGCCAGAAGAGGTGTTGGCTACGATGGCATTGACAGTTGAGGATCCTTCGCACAAGGTGACAGGTAGACAGACTTACATTCACCCGGTGAGTGGCGAGGCTGAAGAGCTTAATTTCGATTTTTCTGATCCTGAGGAAGGGCTGTGGATTTGGGAACAGCCAGTTTTGGCTACGCCTGACAAGAAAAGAGGCGATGTTCTTGTAGAGAAAGGTGCGCCAGCACATAGTTATGTGTGCGGTGTGGACATTTCAACTGGTAAAGCCAAGGACTTCAGTGCTATTCAAGTCTTCGATGTCGACACTATGGAACAAGTTGCTGAGTTTATGGCTCGTGTCTTGCCTAGGGATTTAGTTAGGTATATTGATAGAATTGCGCGTTGGTACAATTGCGCCACGTTGGTGATAGAGAGAAACAATGGCGGTGATATAATTGTGGATGAGCTTAGATACAATATGATGTATCCTAAGCTTTGGCGCAAAAAGGACATAAACGACAAGCCGCAGCCAGCAAGTGCCAAAAGTCGTCGTAAGGGAAGGCCGCTAAAAGTCTCTCATTATGGATTCATGACCACTCAGAGTAGTAAGGCATCTCTTAATAAATATATGCTCGATTACTTTAGGGAAAAAGACGGCTATGCGATTTATAGCCGCAGATTGCTTAAGCAATTAAATACATATGTGCGCAAGCGCGATCGGATCGGGCGCGACACAAATAGAACTGAAGCTGAAGACGGTGCCGGCAACTTTGACGATCTTGTGATGGCCGCAGCTCTTGCTTTGGTAGCCTTAAGCGACAACTTGCAGGTGGACGCTACTAATCTGATGCCGACTGGTAGCAATAGTTCTTACAAGTCGCAAACCGGCCCGATGATACTAACGGACGCTGGCATGCTTGAGGTGCAGGAAGATCTGTCTGAAAAAGGTGGATCTCAGCTTTTGATGCCTATGTCGCTCTCGCCTGATGATGTGCCAGAGCTAGCAGCGCAGCGGGTGATAGACGCTTACACTGTGCAGCTCGGTGGTATTCCGATGAGCGGTGCCAAACCAGTCGTCGT